ATGGAATTTGGAACAGTGGTAATTAAATTATGACAGCAGTGAGTTTTAACAAAGTAACAGCCCTGCCCGGCACTCCGGCAAACAGCGCAATCTATTACATTGCCAGCGCAACGGCTGGCGTAGTTGAGGAGATCGTGACATCAACTACGGGTACGACTCGGCAAGTAGCACCAGTCGGGTCAGTAGCGCCACCGCTGACAACGGCAGTGACTAGCACGGCTGGCTCATCAGACATACGCGCAAGGGCTGACCACTCACACGGTTTGGCTGCTATCCCCGCTACAACGACAGCAACTACTCAGACGGCGGGTGATAGCAGTACGCTGGTAGCAACCACGGCATTTGTCACGGCAGCGGACAACCTAAAAGCCAACGTTGCTAGCCCAACGTTCACAGGCGTTCCGGCAGCACCCACAGCAGTAGCAGGCACAAATACAACACAGCTTGCCACTACCGCATTCGTCACGACAGCAGTTGCAGCATCGGGCGCAGTATGGACAACAGAGGCATGGTGATTTTATGACAGCATTAACGGCTGAGCGGGTTACAACTATCCCAACGTCACTAACCAAGGGGCGATTTAGCGCTTATCAAGAGCACGCTAAAAAGGCATCCCTATATGTCGGCAATAACTCAAACCTGCCAGTGCGGGTGGGTGAGTACATGGGCGCGAAGGTCTACAACGTAGCTGACTATACGGACGTTGCTACAGCATACACAGCGGCAGCAGCGGCAGGCGGTCGGTTTGTTATCTACGTTCCGGCAGGCGATTATAGCCTTGGCAGCTCGTTTACGTGGGCGGCTCAAGGCGCTCTAATTGGTCTTTCGCAATCGGCATCACGTATTACTTGCTCATCAGGGCAAACAATCACCGTTACGTGTCAGTATTTCGAGTGCGCTCAAGTAGAGTTTTTCTACGGTACGCAGGCAACTACGGGCAGCACGCTGCTGCTGAATGGGGCGTTTTATGCAGACATCCACGACATCGTTATTACTGCGGGTAATATCGGCATCGAGTTTACAGGGACAAGTCCAACGTACTCAGGGCGGCATCGTGTCAGTAACGTGAGCATGACCAGCGTTTATACGTATGGTCTGTACCTGCACGGCACTCATGACGTATTCGCCACTAACGTCTACTGTCTTGCCTACATTGCGGCGTTTGTTGCTGGTTCGCGCGGGATTTATATCACAGGATGGGTGGAGGGCAGCGAGTTTGTAAACTGCAATTTCCTGCAATTCGAGCGTTGCCTTGAGCACTCAACGGCGACAGCACGGACAAACACATTTATCCAGTGCTACTTTGACTCTGGCAAATATTCCGCATTACTGCAAGATACAACCACAGCGGCATTGTTCGGGTGCTGGTTTAGCAATGGGCGCGGTCAAGCGGCTACTGCTGGTCAAGGGCTGGTTGTCTACAACGCCAAAAACGTCACGTTGGATGCGTGCCGCTTTATCAATTGCGGGTCTGCGGGGCTGGCTCTCAGCACTTGCTCGGATATAGTGGTACAGGGCTGCATATCCAGTAACAACAGCTATGACAGTAGCGGGACATATCGCGCCTATACGGCTGACAGCGTGACCAATCTTGTCATGGTCGGATGCGTGGCAAACAATACGGCACTTTCTGGCGGACCCACTCAATCCAATACATTGGGGGTAAACACTGCTACAACGGGCGTTGTGGATAACTGCCCATCAATCACTATGTTTGGCGTTGGCACTGGTTTGCGGGTTAACAACACTGCCAGTCTGACAAAAAACTCAGGTAGTGCGGTGTTGACTAGCACTAGCGTTGTAGTGACTCATGGGCTAGCAGGCACGCCAACAGACAATCAAATCAATCTGGTAATGTTGGGTGCAAGCACGGTAATACCATACGTCACGGCGGTAACTGCAACTACGTTTACGATTACAACATCAGTTGCGCCGTCCGCGTGGTGTGGCTGGACGGCTGCTTGTTGGGGGGATTACTGATGATTGGTTTTGAGCCTGATATTGACCCGTCAACACCGGGCGCTAGTCAATTGTTTTAGCAATCCCCAAAGCACCCACGAACCGCTACCCCATTCTGCCCGTAATCGTCACCACGGTACGGGTTAGACTGGTGATACGCCCCCAAAGATAGTGCGGAATGGTCAAAACGCCACTTGTAGCCAGCAAACAGCGTGCCGTTGCCTCTATAGAGATGACGGCTACCATCTGGATGCACCTCAATAAGATCAGTATTATCGTCTAGGTTACGCGTGATCGTGCCATCTACAAACCAATCGGCATGGACTGGTGTGGAGAGTATGGCGATTATGGCGATGGGTAGCAGTTTCATTTTAAATACCTTCCAATATGGTCAATTGTTACGTTAGCGCCATGAATGCGCGTGGTTTTGCCGTTGATCTTTGCATATCCATCGCCTTTGCCTAGCAGCTTCTCACAGCCGTTTTCACCGATACATACCCGGCTTTGTGCTGCACTGCTAACGGCAAACGCAAACACGGACGGGATAACGGCGCGTAACGTCTGTGGCAACCACTCACTATTTGGGCTTTGGGTGCAAAACAGGATGGTGATGTTAACGGAGCGTGCTTTTTGCGCCAGCCTTCCTACGTTGCGGGTGAAGGATTTCAGCGCGTTTTTATCGTCACTTGCCGAAAGCATATCTACCACGTCTTTCATTTCGTCCATCAAGTAAATGATCGGCTTCATATCATCAGAGCCACCACTAAAACGCTGTTCCATTGTCCAGACTAACCATTCAAACTGCGCTGCCATATCTTCGGGTTCGATAGCAGCGCCCTTGCACTGTGGCTCTCCTTGCACATGGTCGCGGTAATCATTCAGCAGGTACTCGGATTTGCTGTAGTACGGGTAAAAATCACCCTTGCGGCTTTTGCCGTCTGCAACCAATAGCGTGAAGTCACGACCAGAATCAATCAGTGACAGCATCAGCGCATTTGCAAAAACCGATTTACCCGCGCCAGTTGTTCCGGGGATGAAGTAATGCACACCATCCTTTAGATCAATGACGTAGGGCTTGCCGTCAATGGTTACAGCAGGGCATACAGGCAACGCCATGCTTGAATCCTTGGCTTGCGCCCACTCGCTTGACTGCATAAGACTGTCAAAGTCGACATACTGGCGGTCAATGCGCGGCACGTCAAACTCACGGCACATTTTTTGACGGCTTGGCAGAATATCTACCGACGCAACGCCTAGAGCCATTGCCAAGTCATCAGCATCAGGCAAATCCTTAATGCGTGACCCGTGGGGCAATCGCACGGTATAGCGGTTGATAACCATGCCGTCATGACTTGCAACAAGCGTAGCGCCATCAAAGCCGTAATCAGCGATGGTTTTTACCAAGCCAATATCATCAGATGCAACCACAGGATTAACCATAGTTGTTTGGCTATCCTCTGTTTGGTCATTGTTGCGGTAATTCAGCAGCGCACGACCTGCCATTGCCATCCCTACAACACCTAAGCTCAATTCAGGGTAGTTAAGCATTACGCCTAATGTAGCTGTTATGCCAACTGTAAGTTGGGTGATCGGTGAGCGGGGAAATAATTCCCCGGTTTTTGATAAAATATCCATGATTTATAACCACCCGCGATCAGTTGCGATAGCTCGCAGGATTGGTTTCCACACGCGCCAGAATTTAAGTGCTTCATCACCATCCATTTTGATTATTGCTTCATCATCAAAACCCATCCAATCACCCCATGGGTGGAACTGACATCCGATTTTCAAGTGTGTCTTTGTAGCAAAAATATCATAATCATTTGTTGCATCGCTTGCCGCTACACTTAAAACGTCTGAACCTCGCAGGTCTGCGCCTCTCAGGTTTGCACTGCGCAGGTTTGTGCCTTGCAGGTTTGCACCGCCAAGGTCTGCACAGCCAAGGTCTGCACCGCTAAGGTTTGTACCTATCAGGTTTGCACCGCTAAGTTTTGCGCCTCGCAGGTCTGCATAGCGCATGTTTGCGCCTCGCAGGTCTGCATAGCGCAGGTCTGCACTGTTCAGGTCTGCACTGCGCAGGTTTGTGCCTTGCAGGTTTGCACCGAGCAGGTCATTTGCGCATAACGTAAAAATAACGTCGCCTTGCAGGTTTTTGATCTCGATAGCCATCTAAATTACCCTTGTGTTGTTTGAGTGTTTATAATATCAAGCGCCCGACACTTTAGCAAGTACAAATCAGCATAATCACTGCAACCCACTGGCTTTTTTCCATCTAACCAGAGCGGGTACTGAATACCAACACGATCAGGTTCAATTGAACGCGCCTTTTCAGCACCAGCTTTGCCAGCACGCTTGCCCGTCTTTGGGTTAATGTCATCGTCATCGGCAAAGATCACAATAGGATTGTGCGGATACAGGATAAGCAGCCGAGCTACTACATGTTCAAGGTTTCCTGCGTCAAACGCCACAGCAACTCGGCTTAATCCGTGGATCTCTGCTACCGCGCAACCCGTTGCCCATCCCTCAACCACTCCGATAATATCGTCAATACGATCTTTGGTTGGATTTAACAGCCAGTGCCACGCACCCTGCTTTGATGTGCCAGCTACAAAGCGTTTAACGCCGTCGGTCGCGATTGTTTGCGCCCCCACTATCTCACCATAAGCATTAACCATATCTAGCAGCACGGACGATTTTAGGGAGCGTGAGCGTAATCGTGATGCTATCGACATTCCGTCAATGGCTTTGCGCTTGATGTACTCATGGTTAAGATCGAGACGCTTTGACCATGTTAGTAGGTCACTGGCTTTGGCAGCCGCTTCTTGTGCAGCAGCAGCACGTTCCTCGCGATAAGCAGCACGCGCCCGGTGGATAGCTGCAATCGCCTCAGGGTCATCTTTGGTAACGCCGCCAGCAAACAGCGTGACAGTGACACCAGAGCGCCAGCAACCCGCTATAACCACGTCTGTGGATGGGTGGATGTACCAACCTGCTTTGTCCATGCTTTTGCCATTGGTGCTGAATCGGTGCGTTTTTGTGTCGCATACCAGCGACGTGGGGGCGCTACCGATTGCGGCAAGCATTTTTGTTAGGAAGTCGCTCATAGCTTGCAATCTCCCGTACATTCGACTGATTTTTCAAACGTAGGCATATCAAACAAGCTAAATTGTGTTTTCTGTTGTTCGAGTCGTGCTAATTCTCTCTTTGCCGTTGCCCAAAATTCGCCGCTGGGTGTTTTTTCGGTTGGAACAATGCCAGCTTTTTGCATTTGCTCAAACATTTCTGACTTGTCAGCAGCAAAATCAAGACCATGAACAGAATGACCTATCTCTTCCTCGCCATCTATTAACTGCTTGTAAATCTCAGGATAAAGGCAATAGATTACGTACCAGTGTTGCCATCCAGCCTTAATACATCCAATACAATTAGCGTGCTTAAAAACATCGTATGAGAGCGGGTGCGCTATGCCAATCTCATTAGTTGTGTAGATAGTGCGATCACGCCACAAAGCCAACGGATAATCTGTTTTATAACCTGATTGCCCCATGATGTTAGATCGGCGCGTAATCCTTTCCGGCTCGTTTTTGTCAAATCCATAGTAGCAAACGTCGCCTTCGCGATAATTAGCGGATAACCAATTGTAAAATGGCGCTGTTTTGAGTCTGTTTGTGCAAAGTATTTGCCGATTGGCTGGATTTACCCATGTACCAGCCTTTACGCACAGGCTGATGGGTGTCTCAGTTTCCCAGTCAGGGTGATTTGCGTATGTGATCGGCAGTCCAAGATAATCAGCTATTTCCGCCTTGAACCGCTTAACATCCGCTGGCTCAACTTTTGGGCTGATGTTGTGATTAAGTAATACCACTTTATCCTTGCCAAACTTGCGGCACACTTCAACCGCCACCAGTGCGCTACTGTGACCGCCGCTGTATGCAATTATGTGTTTTGTCATTTTGTTGTCCCCGTGTTGTGTTGTTGAGCTTGCATCATAGCGCCCGACACTATAACATGCAAGTCTTAATCACAAGGAGACACGACCATGAGCAAAAAATCCAACACGTTTAACAAAGTAACACGCAAATTTTCATTCCGCTTGCCGTTGGAGCTGGACGCGGCGCTAGAGGCGATGATGGCAAAGGATGGTTACAACAAAGCAACATTGGTGATAGACGCGATAAGTCAGTACATCGACGCTTGCAAAAACGCTGATAATCGCGCATAAAGAAAAGCCCGCGACCGTGGGAGCGGTGGCAGGCTTAAGGGGCTTTCGTAAATACTACACAACGGAGACAATACTATGACACACAATGAGACTAGTCAACTACATGTTGACGGAAAATACCAAAATATACTGCTACAGATACAAGATATAGATCATAGGGCTTATAAAGACCCGGCAATACAAGGGAAAGCAAACAAATTGCTATATGCAATGGTTGATGCAATCGACGTTACCAACGAAGCGGATAAAGCCGACCGCATTATCTCGGACGTTGCAAAACATAGCGCAAGGCTCGGAGTAGGCGACACTGTAACCAGTGGCTTGATCGACGCTATCACAAAAGAGCGTAAAGCAGGCGGTGGGCGCAGCAGCGTTAAGCGCGTTTTTGACAAAGCAGCAGCAGCAGCAAAACGCACCTCAGGTACAGACCGTGCAGCACCCGGCAAAGTTGCAGAGGGCGTACTTGATGACCATAAGTGGGTAAACATGGATGAGGATGGCAAGCCGCTTAGCACCATCAGCAATACAGCGGCAATCCTTAAAGCAATGCAGATTGAGGCACGCCTTAACCTCATGACCCGCAAAGAGGAATATACCGGGGGGGCGTTTGACGATGATCAAATAGGCAATATGGTGTTACGCATCATTTCGGGGGCGCGTTCTGTAGGGTACAAATCCAATGAGATGATTGACCACCTGCAAGTTATCACCAGCGACAATAAATATCACCCAGTGGCTGAGTGGCTTGACGTTGTTGTGTGGGATGGCGTGAGCAGGATTGATGCGTTGGCGGATACGCTTGTATCTGACATGCCAGCAGACCTTAAACGTACCCTACTGATGCGGTGGAGCGTGGGCGCAATCAAAGCTGCAACGCTGGATACGCCACCACCACAGCAGGGCGTAATTGTGTTGGTTGGCGATCAGGGAAAGGGAAAAACAACTTGGATTAAATCCTTATGCCCATTGCGCGGCTCTGTTGCTGATGGCTTGGAGCTACACCCTAGCAACCCTGACAGCGTGAGGGCTGCGACATCGGCATGGATTGCAGAGCTGGGTGAGTTGGACGGAACGTTTAAGCGCGATATACCGACGCTCAAGGCATTTATTACCAAAGACGTGGATACGTACCGGATGCCTTATGCAAAGACCTCTATGGACTACAGACGGCGTACTGCGTATTGCGCTAGTGTCAACGATGACAAATACCTGATTGACCACACTGGAAACCGTCGCTGGTGGTCTATCCCAGTTACGTGCATTGAATACAACACCTTGGACATGCAACAGTATTGGGCAGAGATCAAAGCAATGGCTGATTACACCGACCATAGCTTGACATCTGAGGAACTGGCAGACCTTAACTACCACAACAAGGCAATGGAAGTTATCGACCCGTTTGAAGAGGCGATCTTAACCATGTTCGGTAAGCACGCAGATGACGGCGGACGGCGTGACCCGATGACCACAACCATGATTGCGGGTAAATTGGGATACGACAAACCAGACCCTAAGGTCGTTCGTTCTGTTGGTACTGCACTCAAGAAATGCGGTTACACAACAAAGAGCGTAAAGATCAATGGCACGCCCATTAAGGCTTACATGATGCCCATCCCGATTCACTGACAAGCCACACCAATTATGCAAGAGCCATCCTTCGGGGTGGCTTTTTGCGTTTGGCTAGTGCATTCATTGAAGATTAAGTTTAGACTCTATTTAACACATCAAGGAGACACAACCATGAAGACAAAGCAAGCAACACCCTACCCTTTAAGGCTACCTACAGAAATAACTGAATGGGTGAAAGCCAAGGCAAAGGAAGAACACCGCTCTTTCAATTCTCAAATTACACATCTACTCGGAAAACTTAAGGAGACACAACCATGAACGCATTGACAACATTCAACTTCGGAAACACTAACCAATTGCGCACGATCACAGACGAAGCAGGAAACCCATGGTTTGTACTTGCTGATGTGTGCGATGTTTTGGAATTGAGCAACCCATCAATGGTAGCAAGCCGCCTTGATGAAGATGAACGGGCTAAGCTGAACTTAGGTCGTCAAGGAGAATCCACTATTATCAACGAATCTGGCTTGTATGCCGTAATCATCAGATCAGACAAGCCTGAAGCAAAGCGGTTTCGCAAGTGGGTTACTGGTGAAGTTCTTCCAGCAATACGCAAAACAGGCAATTACTCCAAAGAAGATCAACGACTTACGCCTAATCAGCACGCTTCACTGGCTATTGAAGGATTGCGCAGGAACATTGAAAAAGAAACCGCTATTTTGCGTCAACTTGAATCGGCATTTGGTCAGTATGAGCCGGAATTTAGATTGCAAACTGACCATGAAAAGCAGGTCTTAGCTATGTTCGGTTTTCGTAGTAACTATGATAACCAGTTGTTTTTGTTGAAAAACCCTATGGCTACTACTCAGGTAGCTGTTAAACTTGGATACGACAAACCAGACGCAAAAGTAGTTCGAGCCGTTGGAATTGCCCTGAAGAAATGCGGGTACACGTCAAAGAGCGTTAAAATTAACGGTTCAGCAGTCAGGGCTTACATGATGCCAATCCCGATTCACTGAAAAAGCCACTCAAACCATGCAAGAGCCACCCTAACCCGGTGGCTTTTTGCGTTTTGGGGATGAATCAACCAAAAAGGTAGTAACATCCTACTACCGAGAAATTAGCCTGTAACATGCTGAAACCAAAGACAAAATAGTATGCTTCTTGGCGGCGGTAGTAAGAGTAGTAAGATCGCATCCTTATATATATATATGCAATTGTGTGTGTGTGTGTAGATATATACTTAATCTCACATACTTATTTTAAAAATATATCTTACTACTCTTACTACCAGTGCTTAACTATATGATTTTAATAAAGAAAAAGGTAGTAACATCATCTTACTACCATCCTACTACTACTTACTACCATCCTACTACTTTAAGCCATACCAACCCAACACACACCCCAACATGGTTAAACTCCTCCATATACTCACTGTGGTTGTCTATGCGGCGTTCGCGCGTTGTTAGCGGTACGGTAGTGGCGGGTATGGTGTTGCGAGGCTTGTGGGCGATTGTGTGAGTTCAGTGCGTTTGTCTGGCGTTTTTCCACATCACAGGCTATAATCCTCACATCCCTTACGAATCGTGCGAGCAAGGCATTAATCGTAAGGGCAAAAGCCCAACCCGTGACGACCATTGCTTGCTCCTTTGGTTTTCACGGGTTTTTTTATGCCTGAAAGGATGAATGAAATGAACGACTTAGCAACAATGTCTGCAACAGTAACCAGCATGACACTGAAAGAAATCACCGATATGTTGGATGTTCGGCACAACAATGCAATGCGTACTGTGGAGTCATTGGCGAAAGACCCTGCGTTCGGTTTGGTTACAAAAATTGAGTGCCCAATAATTTCAGGTAAAGGAAAAACTGAGTACATCAAAACCTACCAACTCGACAAACGCCAATCCATTTCAGTTGCAGCACACCTTAACGTCGCCTTGCTGATGCGCATTATTGACCGCTGGCAAGAACTCGAAACCAAACAAGCCGTGATCGGTAACGACCATTACGCGGCTAAGCTAATCAATCTTGGTTTGTTGCCGGGTATTGTTGATTGGTGGGAAGAGCTTGTTGATCGTGGTTATCTGTATGATGAGAGTCCTTATTTCCGTATGACCGACAATAAGCCATCGCTTTCTCAGTTGCGGCTTTCATTCAGAGTCTGGTACTCAAATAAGTTCTCAACAGGCTGGGGCTATATATGGTCAGATGATGAATTCAGAATGTCTCTTTTTCGTTTGTCTGGCATGTTTAGCGCACCGTCAGTTTGTGAAGCCTTGAAGCGAGGTGACAAGACGTATTTGCTGCACAAGTTGCCAGAGTTAAAAAGCAAGGTGAAGCAAGTGCCATTGTTAGGACGGTAGCCACCCAATATCCAAAACCTAAGCACACCAAGAGCCACCCTAACCCGGTGGCTTTTTTGCGCCTTGTTATCGCCCGACACTTGCACTATACTGTCGGACAACAACACGGAGACAACAAAATGAGAAAATTGACCAACACAGCACACCTGATAGCACTGCCATTTATAGCAGCAACTGTCATGCACACGCACGATGGATTAGGCTATGAGTCCACTGCACTTGGTTGGTCTGTGGCGTTAGGGCTTGCGGCGGCGGTCTGGATTGGCTGGGGTCACGTATTCGCACCCCGTGCAGGTTGGCTTGTCCGATTGCTAGCAATAACTGCCTGCCTAATCCTTTCACCATTGGAAGGTTATTTGATGTATCAACACGAAGGCGACATCAAAGACCCGGCATACACATCAGAGCTTGCGACGTACCAGCAGGCACAAGCCGACCATGCTGCCATGGTTAAATCATGGGCGCATGACTCTGCAAACCGAGACGATCAACGCAATGTCATCAAGACACAAATCCAAGAGATTGTCGACACAGACAAGATGACAAGCCGTCGTGTTGATCTCGAACGCTTGCAAAACGACCTTGCCAAGCTAGATGCAAGCGCCACCATGCCCCCCGCGTTTACGGTTTCGCCCCCCGTGGAGCGCATGGCAATAAATAAGCCTTGGCTGTTTAAGACTGCTATTACTGTGGGCGTAATACCAGTAATTTATATGTTACTCCATTTGTTTGGTTTTTACCGTGTGACTGAGACTGGTCACACAAAAGATACAGAAGAGTCACATAGTCACATGTTACCCATCTGTGACCAGTCTGTGACCAATCAGGAAACGCTAATATACGATGTAAAGCGTAATTCACAAAACGACATTGCAATTGATGTAAAGAAAATAATGCAATTACCAGTAAGCGCTAATTTTAATTGTCCGGTATGCGGCAAGGCATCCGTCAAAACCCGTGCTGCTACAAAAACGTGTGGAACAAGCGCGTGTAAGATGGGTGCAAAGCGTGCGATTGACAGTATTAAACCAGTCAAACAAAAAAGCGCTGCTATTTTGAGTATCGTAAAATGAGTGGCGTAATGCAGACAATCAATAAATCAGGTGCAAAACGCGCTTGTGTTTGTCGCTTAAAGTTGTCATCCAAAGTGCAGGCACAAAGCGCGGGTGGGCAGGCAGAAGGCAGGCAGAAGTCAGGCAAACCCGAAAATGCCCAAAAACAGCCATTTTGGGGTTATCGGAATTGGCGAAAACGGGCAAATGCTCGGATACGCCCCCAGTGCATTAACCACTATTGTTAATGTGTATTTAGTAGACGTTAAATAGGATTAGACGAAATGAAATCAAACACACAAACACTTATTAGCGCGTTGCGTGTGCTGGCGCGTGACATTGAGACAGATGACGGCGTGGTTAATGCCGTGCTGGACGAAGCGGCGGAACGCTTGCACTCTTTATCCCTGAAATTGCCCGTGTCAAACCGCAAATGGCAAGACTTGCACGACAATGACGGCGCGATCATTGATGGCTACGGCTTTGTTTGCAATGACAAGCGTGGTCATATTGACAGTTACGGCAATGTGACGTGGAGCGGCTGGAATACGGCGGAAACCTTGCCAGAATCAGGCGTAGCGGTGCTTGCAGTGGTTAACGACGGCATCAGTAAGCCCTTTGTCATCCGTGCCATGTATGCAGGCAAGCGCTGGTGCGTAAATGACAATTACGAGAACTGGATGGTAGATGGTGAAGTAACGCACTGGATGCAACTACCAGCGCCGCCAAGCCGCTAAATCAGCCTGTTATTGGTTGCGTCGATCAAGCGCAACCAATAAACAAATGGCGTATATTAGCGTTTTCTGATTGGTCACACTATTTTTTAGGAAGGCAACCATGCAAAATAGTGTGACTCATCGAAAAAATGAGATTAGTCACACACCTGAAATAGAAACGTCACACGAAACTTAACGAAATAGGAGCAATTTAAATGAGCATGATACACAGAGAAATTAGCGGATTGATCGGGGCATATATCCGCGCATGGTTTTACGGCGGCATTGTGGGGGCGCTCTTTGCGGTCTATATGATGAGCAACAACACGGGTTCGGTACATGTTGAGGGCTTGCATGATTCGCAGATTGCCGACAATTGCACGCTGCCCACGGGTAGCTATCGCGGCATAGAGTTGCCTTGTTACAACCAACAATGCTTGGAGGCGTTTGGTTACTGGACGCTTGACCGCAAGTCAGACGTGCTAAAAAAACAGCTTGCAGTAGCGCCCGACACATTATAGAATTAAGGCTCAACAACACAACACGGGACTAATAAAATGAGCATGTACGGGGAAAGATTTTACGGCGCAAATGCCAGCACGTTTGTAGGCGTTGCTGGTTGCGTATTGGGCGGTGTTAGCCTGTTGTCTGGCTTGTTCAGCGGCGGCAACATCCAGATTTTGAGCGTTGGGCACAATGCGTTTGCAAACGGCTTAGTTAGCGCCGGTGCCGTCCTGATCGGCGGAGCACTGGTAGCAAGTCGCGAGACAGTCGGGGGCGTTACAAGCCTTTTGCTTGCGTCTGTGTTGGTGTTTGGCGGGATGCTAAGCATTAACATGGGGCAATTTTTTAAGGTGCTTGCGGCAACGTCTGAAGCGGTAAGCAAGATCGACATCAGAGTAGACGGCACGGGAAAACCAAAGGCGCAAAATTATGTAATGGTACGCAGGCTGACTGCTGAAGAAGCCGCAGAATGTCAGACAAGCCTGAAATGGGCGCGAACTGATGCCGGACGGCGCAACTGCACGGCTGGCGGGGTCATGGTGGCAAAACAATGAACGCGTTTGAATCACTCACGCACTACTTTGTAAAGCCCGTCGCCATTTGGTTGCTTGTGATCTTTGTGGCACAAGCGTTCTTTTTCCCCATGATCACGACGTGGGCGGGGGACTTGCTAAGCATGTTCTGGACGCAAGCAGTTGATGAGATTAAGGGATTGTTTTGGTGAAAGGCAGCTTGGAAACAGCACGGATTTCAAATCCGGGCTAAATCAAAATTAACTGCCGGATAGGCAGCTTAGAGAATACCTACATTTGAAATGGATGTTAGCTCATAAATTACCCGCTACGGCGGGTTTTTTGTTGTGTATGCGCCCGACACTTGATAACATAGACCCACAACAACACAACATGGGTTTATCGAAATGGCTAAGTTATCAACAACACAATTAAGCAGGATTGAGCGCAAAGTCGATCAGATAGACGCACGCACACAGTATTTAAGCCGCGTAGTAAACAACGTGCAAAACGCTAGTGATGCAATTTGGGGCGCAACACGTCCCATGCTTCCCTGGTACTTTAGCGCCCCCGTTGCTCTGCTGATCACTGTCACCACACTTAACCCGCTGCAGGACGCTGGAACGCCTGTAAGCGCCCCGCTCAAAGACGCTTACACTTACACACGATACGCTGGTGAAGCCGTTGGCGCGTGGTTAGCATCCATCCAGTACGCAAAGCCTAATATGGCATGGGGGCAACAGTTGCGCGGTCTAAACAACGCCATGACATCCGAGTTGATGATCAAAATCCGGCAGCGTGAATCATCCACTAATTACGCCATTTGGAACACAAAAGGCTACATAGGCGCATGGCAGGGCGGGGCTGCTGCACTTACTCAAACTGGTTACATTCACCGCGAAGCCTTTGACAATGCGCCTGATTGCGTCAAATCCGGCAGTTGTGGGGCAAAGCATTTGGCATTTTTGCAAGACAACCAGCACTGGACGGCTGGCGTGAACTTTGACAGCTTTATGTCCACACCGTCCATACAAGATGGTTTCTTTGTCAAGCTGGCACAATTCAACATTGATCAGGGCTTTGCCCGTGGCGTGTTGCGTGCCGATGACCCAAAGCGAACGGCGGGGTTTGTGGCTGTGGCTCACTTGCAAGGGATTGGCGCGGCGGTTGATTACTACCTGCATGGGAGCAATACCAACAAAGGGGGCGCGTATGCGTCCGAGTATGCGGCTCTTGGTGAAAGTGCCGTACCAGACGTGTTTGACGCTGGCAGCCCTGTAGAGATTGCCAAGGGATATTTAGGCTTGCATGAGCGTGATGACCGTCTGCAATTGCGCCAGATCGTCGGCTTTGACCCCGTGGGAGATGCGTGGTGTGCCGGATTTGTTAATGGCACATTGCGCAAGGCTGGCATTACTGGCACGGGTAGAGACAATGCAAGGTCATTTTTGGATTGGGGCAAGGCGACTACCACCCCGCGCAAGGGTGATGTGGTGGTGTTGTGGAGAGGCAGTAAAGGCGATTGGCGCGGTCACGTCGGCTATTACTATGGGGAAAGTGGGGATAACGTCCTAATTTTGGGTGGCAATCAGAACAACCAAGTCAGTATTGAGAGTTACCCTAAAGCGCGTGTGTTGGGCTATCGGACGTTGGGGCGTGAGGTTGTTTGATTGCAATCTGCGGTAACATTATCTATAATGCAATCTCACTAACCATTAACGAACGGGGATAGACATGCAAAACCAACGTATGACCGTAACCATCGGTCACAATGTATTCAACATCGACCACAAAACCATGATGGGCAACCTTAACCAGTTCTGGGATTGCGGCAACGCATACCGGATTGAGAAGGGGCTTCCAGCGAAACACCTTGACCATTGGATGCGCTCACCAGAATTAGCTGAATATGTGGCTGTGTTAGAGCGTGAGTTTAAATCTGTGGAATCCACAGATTATAAAAATGAAGAAAGTGATCAAATTTTAAATACGCCGAATCGGCGTATTATAAATGACGGTCGTTTGACTGAATCCCTATCCAAAACATCTTCATTGTTCGTAACCAAGCGCGGCAAGGGTGGCGGTACATGGGCGCATCTGTATATCCTGCTGGATGCTGCAACATTCCTAAACCCTGATTTTAAGTATCAGGTGTATAAGACCTTCGTTGAAGGAAAACTTTTGCAAAACCGTGACGAATCAGGCGACCGCTACAAACCGTTCAACATGGCTATTGACCAGTTGCCCGACCGCGTGGGGAAAGATAACAAGTGGCTGTATGTCCATGCTGCCAATGCGCTGGCATCACGCCTTGGTTTGCCTACAAAGGAAAAAGGCGTGAATCGCTGGAACGAAGCAGACGCGCATCAGTTATCAGCCCGTGCAGATGCGGAAAAGATGCTAACAAGCATGGTTCAGTTTGGCGTTGTTCGTGACTGGGAGCATCTGAAAGAGCTTATCGACAAGGTTTAACAACATCATGGGTCAGTGCCTTTCATCAGGCATTAACCCCACAACACGGAGACACTACCATGACAATTGACCCATTCGACCAACTGGCAGGCGCAATGCAGACCTGCACAAAGCAAGCCGAGGACGCGCTTAAACATCGCCGTGTTCTCGCTGCGTTGGTTAAGAGCCACATCAGCAAGCCAGACGTGCGTGATTCGGTGGCGGCGTTTGTACGCTTGCATATGGACGACATTGAGCCAAGCACACAAACAACGGCACTGATGATCATGCTCAAGCAGATTGCCCCCGGCAAGCCAGCGAATGCTAAGCAGTTAGGCAAGTACGTGTCAGAGAATTGCAACGGGATTAGCCAGCATTGGGCAATTAATCATGCGTTTGGTTTGCTAGTGCAGATCGGGGTAGTTGATGCTAAGGAGGGTAACGGCTTTGTATGGGCGGACTTGGCAGCAAAGCACAAAGCGCCCCGCGATGCAGCGTTGGCGATGCTAACCAGTGTGGTTAAGCCTGCATTCCCTGAGTTATATGATGAGCAGCGGAAACTTGCAGCGGCTCAAAAAGCCCACGATCTTGCAAAGCAGCGGCAAGAGTTAGCACGCAAGACAGCGGCAATGGTTGCCAGCCAGCCGGATGTTGCGCCCCCGCAAAGCAACGTTAAAGTGATTGTAGCTGCTGTAGCGGCGGCATTGTTTGCTGGTGGTGTGCTGATAGCCAAATACGGTAGCGCCCCCACAGTAGAGGCTGATGCGCCCACACAAGAGGCTTATGCAGATGCCCCAGCGATTGACATAGCGTCAATGTTGCGTGCAAATCATCCTGGATTTGACCAATTGCCGATGGGCAAGCAGCAGCAGTTAATTGATGAGGCTACAGCGGCATTTAATCATTGACAAGCGCCCGACACTATACGATAATTAACACATAAAAATACATTACCCTTTCAACAACACAACACGGAGACATTGAAATGACACCAGAAATGCAAGCGGCTTTACGCAAAACATTTGAACCGCACCAGATTAGCACTTTTCCAAGAAACGCAGGCTCTAAAGCGGGTTTGTCATACGTTGGTCACGCTGCATTGACTGACCGCCTGTTGCAGGCAGACCCTAACTGGACTTGGAATCCAGTTGCTAACCCTCAAGCATTGGGCTTGCCGATGGTCGGGTCTGGCGTGGAGATGTGGATTGCTTTGACTATTGGGGGCGTTACCCGCTACGGGTATGGCGATGCTCAAGATAAAAAGGGTGGGAACGCGATCAAGGAAGCCATTGGCGATGCGTTGCGCAACGCAGCAATGCGCTTTGGTGTGGCGTTGGATTTGTGGCACAAAGGCGGCGACTTGTACGACGCAGGAACAGTTGCACCAGAGCCGCAAAAAGCCGAAACAATCACCCAAGGTCAGGCAGACAGCTTACGCGCCGAGCTAGCAAACGGCGGCAGCGACGAAAGCAAATTTGTCGCATGGTTGGCACGTAGCCTTAAGGTTGGCTGTATCGAAGAAATCCCACTAAAAGCCTTTGCCGACGTGATGGCAACGGCAAAAAAGGCGACAGCAACCAAAGCAGCAGCAGCAGCCAAAGCCAAAGAAGAAATCACTCACACTTTGGGTGGTGAGTGATGGCTATCTATTACCCTGATTTACAGCAACATTCCGAGGAATGGTTTGCCCTACGTGGAAGACCTACAGCATCACGGTTTAGTGATTTGGTTACGCCTGCTGGAAAACCATCAGCAAGCGCAACGGCTTACATTGCAGAGCTTGCAGCGGCTTACTACGGCAACAAAAAGCCGTTTTTTGAAACTGATGCAATGCGCAACGGAACGGAACGCGAACCAGCGGCGCGTGAACTATACGAACTCATGACGGGCGAAACAGTCAATGAGTGCGGTTTCATCATTGAACGCGACGAACCTTTTTCGCCGGGTTGCAGTCCAGACGGTTTGATCGGTGCAGACGGAGGAATTGAGATAAAAAGTCCAGAACCGTGGACGCATATGCAAACAATTATAGAGGGCAAAACACCAGCAAAGCACTCGGCTCAAATCCAAGGATTTTTGTTTGTGTCTGGTCGGCAGTGGTGCGATTTTATCAGCTACTGCCCACTATATCCGGCAGAGCATCAACTGTTCATTGAGCGCCACACGCGCAATGAGCAATACATAGCTGCACTGGATGCAGCAACCAGCAACGCGCAAGCCATTTTGCGCAAGATCACGGGGGTTTGACGTGGACATAAAGCAGCAGGTTTTAGAGTACGAGCAAAAGTTGATTGACGCGCAAGCCGATTTAGAGCGCTTAGAGCGTTTGCGGCGCATTTCAGAGAGTCACGCATTGTATTATTGGGAGACTGTAAAAAAGTATGGCTTCCCTTCTTCATTACCCACAACATTACCCACAAAACGGAGACAAGCATAATGATTATGTCAGGATTAGCGCGTATCGGACGCGATGCAGAGCTAAAGTATACAACTAGCAATATGGCTGTGTGCAATGTAGCGCTTGCTTTCACCATTGGTTTTGGCGACCGCAAAACAACCACATGGGTGGAATCGGTAATCTGGGGAAAGCAAGCCGAGGGATTGGCAAAACATTTGGTTAAAGGTAGTGCTATTGTTGCGCACCTCAAAGACATCAAGCTGGAGGAATACCAAAAGCGCGATGGCACTAACGGCGCTAAGTTGACCGCGACCATGGTAGATATGGAGTTTGCAGGCATCAAGCCAGAGGGAGCGGCGCAAGAGCCACCACGGCAAGCGCCCCCACCACGGCAAGCGCCCCCACCTCAAAAGTTTGAGGATTTTGAGGACTTTGACGTGCCCTTTTAGCGAAACCACACTATAAAAGAAGCCCCTTAACCGGGGCTTTTTCTTGTGTACATAGCGCCCGACACATATTATAATCAGCACAACAACACGGAGATATAACATGTACATCCTCAGAGACTATCAGCAAGCAGCCGTAGACGCTGCGATTAACCACATCCGCAAGCACACAACATCATGCTGCTTAGACCTTGCCACTGGCGCAGGTAAATCGCTGGTAGCGGCAAATATTGCCATGCAGATTAACGCTATTAGCGGCAAAAAGACGCTTGTTCTTGCCCCATCCAAAGAGCTTGTCGAGCAAAACTTCGAGAAGTATGTGGCTTATGGCAATAAAGCATCATTTTACAGCGCATCAGTCGGAATTAAATCGACACGTCATGATGTGGTATTCGGCACGCCGCTATCAGTGCTTAACGGCATTGACGGCTTTACCAGCGGTTTTGCAGCGGTGGTGATAGATGAGTGTCATCAAACAAACCCGACCATGCGAAAAATCATAGGCTTGATGCGTCAAGCTAACCCTAACTTACGCGTGATCGGCATGACTGCCACGCCGTACCGTCTCGGTGATGGATACATCTATCAGCTTGACTTAGACGGTAAGCCAATGCCTACGGAAACAATCAGCCAAAATCCCGACAAACTACCCTTTTTTGCAAAGCTGGTTTACCGCGTGTCAACCCGTGAGCTTATCGACCGTGGTTTTTTAACAATGCCGGAATTTTATAGTGGTGGCGTGCATTACGGCGGCAATGAGCTTGTGCTTAACAGTCGAGGGCAGTTTGACGCGGCACAAGTTGCCGAGGTATTCGAGGGCAAGGGGAGACTTACGGCTGACATCGTTGCTGATGCAGTGAGCAGGTCACAGCAGGGATTAGGTGTCATGTTTTTTGCGGCAAGCATTAACCATGCCCATGAGATCGTAGAGTCATTGCCAGCAGATCAAACCGCTCTTGTGACGGGTGAGACAGGCAAAAAAGAGCGTGCGCAAATCCTCAAGGATTTTAAATCAGGCGCGTTACGTTACTTGGTTAATGTGTCAGTACTCACGACAGGGTTTGACGCGCCCAACGTCGGCACAGTAGCGATATTACGGGCAACAGAATCACCTGGTCTGATGCTGCAAATCATTGGGCGTGGTCTGCGTCTGTTTGATGGCAAAAGCAAGGTTATGATACTTGATTACGCTGAAAACTTGGAGCGACACGCCCCCGCTGGCGATGTGTTTGACCCCGAAATTAGATCCAAAGCAACAACCAAAGGTGAGCGGCTTGATGTGGTTTGCCCTGTTTGTAGCCACACCAACCAATTTGGCGGCAAGCCTAATCCAGACGGTTTTGAGATAGACGCGAATGGTTATTTTTTGGGGACTCTTGGAGAGCGAATTATCAATGAGATCGGAGAACCGATAGCCGCTCACATGGGGCAACGGTGTGGCGGGATGAGCCAGACGGCGCATGATGTTGTCCAATGCTCTCACCGCTGGAATTTCCGTGAATGCCCAAATTGTGCAGGCGAGAACGCATTGTCGGCGCGTGAGTGCGTGCATTGTGGCAATGAGCTTATTGACCCTAACGAGAAGCTGGCACTAAAAGCAGAGGGTGTGGCAATCAAGAAATTGCGCAAGGAAACAGAATTGCACGAAGGGCAAGTTATCCGCGTTACAGCACGCATGACTGAGAAAGCCGTGGGAATCACTTATTGGTTAGATGGCGGCAAGCATGTTGAGGAATACATCAATCCAGGCGCGTCTAGTGCGTTTTTGCGCAAGCGTTCTACCTCAATTTTGGTTGAACTTGGCATTGCAGGGCTTAAAACAAAAGAGGGTGTATTACAAGCATTTGAAAAGCAGATGCACAAAACGCCACGGGCTATTGCGTGGACGAAAGCGGGTGATTTTTGTGAGATTAAGCATAGGAGTTTTTGAGATGGCGTATAAAGACCCAGAGAAGCTGAAGGCGCATAATAAGGCGTACCAAGAAGCGAACAAAGAGCGGCTGAAGGCGTGCCGCGAAGCGAATAAGGAGAAGCATAAGGCATACAACGAAGCATACCGCGAAGCGAATAAGGAGAAGGAGAAGGCGTACCGCGAAGCGAATAAGGAGAAGCATAAGGCATACCGCGAAGCGAACAAACTAACCAAAGCCGATAAAATCACCGCGCTTAACATGCTGATGCTTGGTCACACGTTGGCAGATGTGGCAGCGGCGACGGGAAAGCCTGCTAGCAAATACAGACAGCTTGCCGATTTCAAGGATGCCGAATAAGCCATTGACAAGCGCCCGACACTATGCGATGATTACCCCATCGACACATTACCCTTTCAACAACACAACACGGAGACGGAAAAAATGAAACGCATTAAATACACTAACTACCCAAACGCCACAGCACGCGAAATCGTAGCAGAACGCTGCAACGTGCTGGATTCAACGCTTGATTTGATCGAGCACATGGACGTTAACGGGAATACCCAAGGCTGGGAAATGGCTGATTTGATCGCATACGCAAACAAAGTTGATGCAATATCACGCGAGCAATTGGCATCAGATCGTCGCTACGCAGCAACCAAGCGCCTAATCCTAATCCTTACAGGCACGCTAACACGCGCATTGCGTGACGATGAATTAGACACGGCGGAATATATGGCGGACGCAATCCGCCGCTACACATACAGCCTAAGTTCAATCTGATGGCGATACCAACCGAACACGCGGAACAAGTCAGCCTTTGCGGCTGGCTTGCCATCAACCATCCGGGGCTGGACTACTTTGCAATCCCTAACGGCGGCGAGCGCAACGTGATTGTTGCGCAAAAGCTCAAAGCCGAAGGGGTTAAGGCTGGTGTTCCAGACCTGTTTTTCCCAGAACTGAAATTATTTATCGAGATGAAGCGCGTTAAAGGTGGTCAAGTATCACCACAGCAAAAATACTGGCATGACCGCTTAACAAAAGCTGGCTACGCGGTAGCAGTATGCAAAGGTGCGGCTGAAGCCGTGCAAGTTATCACACAACACATAGGAGACAACCAACATGAGTAACGCAAAAGGTAGAAACGGCATCAGCACTGGAAAGGTTAAAAAGCTGAACCTGCAGACTCCACGGTCAAAGGCATTAGCGGCGAAAGAGCGCAATGTGACCACGTTGGAGCGGCTCAAAAATCAGCATTGGCGGGATACCGATATACAGCACCCAACGACAGGATGGGTATATTGGGCGACGCAGCCTGATAATCCGACGTTGCGTTGCTTCTAGCAGAAAGCCCCTTGATTGGGGCTTTTTTGTGTGTGGTGATTGTCAAGCATTAAATCAAGGTAACATAAAATTAGGTTCTGCATGAGTAGAAAGTCAAGCATTAAATCAGCAGAATGGGAAGTCAAGCAATAAATCAGCAGAGTTCAAAAGTGGGTTCTACATGGGGAGAAAGTCAAGCACTAAATCCCTGCAATGGAAAAGCGGGTTCTGCGATTTGAAAACGCAAAACCTAATTTCATGGAAAGTCATGCACTAAATCAAGGGAGTTCAAAGATAGGTTTCTGCACCTACAGATGCAGAAACTGCGTTATTGTTGAAAATCACAAATACATAAGGCATAATGTAACCTCAACCAACAACACAGGATATTGAAATGGATATGATCGTCAAAAACACAAAGAAAACAGGTGCGCGAGTCAGCACGTTTGATTTGTGGGAAAAGTTCGGTTACACGGAGCATAGAACCTTAAAACGTGTTATTGCCGAAAACCTTCATTCATTTGAGGAAGATGGGTTTCTGCATCTACAGGTGCAGAAACCTAAAGGCGCAAAAGGCGGTAGACCTGATGAATCTTATTTGCTGAATGAACAGCAGTTCGTAACTTTGGTTATGTTGGCAAAGAACACACCAGAGGCTAAAGAGTTCAAGTTGCGCATTAAGCGAGAATTCTTTCGTATGCGCGAACAACTGCAAGAGCTTGGTCAGTATGCAAAAGTTCGTAGCGATGGTAAGGAATACCGCAAGAAAGAAACCGACGTGATTAAGCAATTTATTGAAATGGCAAAAGCACAAGGCGCAAGCGATGGTATTAGCCATTTATACTCAACTCTAACATCAATGGAAAACAAAGCACTGTTTGTTCTTGAACATAATTACCCGAACATTCGTGACGTGCTAAACACTGGGCAGTTAATGCAGGTTTGCGTCGCTGATCAGATTGTTGAACGGGTATATGCTGAAGCGGTTGAAACCAACATGCATTACAAAGATGCTTACAAGTTGGCTAAAGAGCGGGTGAATGCTTATGCCGCTGTGGTTGGTAAAAGCCCGATACTGATGCTTGCTGGTTAGTCAAGCATTAAATCAAGGTAATGGCGAATCCCACTTGATAAAAACCCCAAAGCAATCAATACTATCCCCATCTAACAAATGGGGATTTTTATGAGCAAAACATCAGCGTTAGGCGTGCGGATGATTATGCAGCTTGAGGGTAGCAAAGCGGTTATCTATAACGACGCAGGAGGATTACCAACCATTGGTGTTGGTCATCTGCTCACCCGTGATGAGCTATCCAGCGGCGCTATCCAGCTATCGGGGGGGCGCGTGATAGACATCAAGCAGGCGTTGTCCTATGAATCCATCCATGACATCCTAGTTGATGATTTGGGTGTTGCCGAGGATGCAGTAAGCCGCGTAATCAAGCAACCACTTAACCAGCATCAGTTTGACGCATTGGTTAGCTGGACGTTTAACGTTGGGCAGGGGGCGCTTGAGCGGTCAACATTGGCACAATTGCTTAACGAAGGCGACTTTGACAGCGTACCTGCACAATTGCGGCGCTGGGACAAAGCAGGTGGTCGGGTATTGCGTGCATTGCAAACTAGACGCGAAACAGAGGTTGGTATGTGGCTAGGGCAATACACTGATAGCAGTGTAGTGGTGGCTGAATCAATGGACAAACCCGTTACATACATCACAGATAACCACGGTGAGACAATGCCTATCTATGAGCCAGTGCAGCCGACCGCCACAAGCAATGTTCAAGCCGAAGTTGAGCAAAGCAGCATCTACAAGCTGGTTGCACGCTTTGTTCCCGAAGGCTACGGCACATACACCACAGCAGCGATTGCTATCATCGTGGGGGCGCTGGATATTGCGTCCGACAATTTTGGTATGCCTCACTTGCCATTTATCGACTACTCAATCAGTGGGTTATCGTGGGTTATCGGCGGTCTAGGCATGGCGTTTTTGCGTAGAGCGCAACAATGACGGCTGATAATGCGCGTTGCAAAAAACGTGCTAATATGTCTGTTAAGATGCACATCCAGCGCTACCACAATGGCACAATATTGCTAACCCGTGCCAATGGCTCTACTTGGTTTGGCTTGTGGCGGCATTTGCGCCATCATCTGTAAGTTTTTGCATCACCCGCCAGCGGGGACAATGGCTGGACGTGGCAGGCAGTAGAGCGGTATCTGCTGCCGGGGTTGGGGCTGATGATGAGTCTGACAATACTCCTTGGGGATGACCAACAGCAGTTAGCAGACCAACCATAGATTTATCGGCTCGGCATGAACTAAATCAGCTAATATGATGACATACATCTATTTAATGAGGTATGTCATGCTAACAGAGCAACAAATGGACGACATCAAAGAGCGCGTTATCAAAGCAGAGTCACGATTAGACCGTCACGGCGAGGCGTTAACCCGCTTAGAGCTTGCAGGCAGTCAATCGGAGCACAAAATATCGGAATTGGCTGACCAAATACGGACGTTTGTCACGCAAGCACGCACGGCAATGTGGGTGGTAGGCATTATTGTCGTGGCTTCTCAATCTGGTTTTTTGGCGGTAATTAAGGCTATGATAGGGATATGACACAAAATGGATGCGTAGACCCGTATGGAGCGGGGGCAGACTGTAAATCTGCTGTCAGACTGACCCTTGAGGTTCGATTCCTTGGGTATCCACCACTACTTTATATTTTATGACGATATGAAACAGCAATTACGCCTCAAACTACCTGATACACCGCTCTCAAAAGAAGAGATGCGGCTTGCTATGTTTGAGCGCGTACCCATGCTGATTAATACGCTCGCTGAGATTATCCAAAACGAGGATAATCCGGCAAGCGTGAGAGTGCAGGCTATAAACTCATGGCTTGATCGGGCAATTGGCAAGCCAAAGCAGGCGGTTGATATGCAGCATTCCGGCAACGTATCCACGACAGTTCTGACCCCTGAGCGATTCGAGCAAATCTGCCGGGATTTGGCGGATGACGTTTAGTCCCGAGCAGCACGCGGCAATGTCGCTACGTGCGCATCATGACTTCTATCATTTCACACGCTGGATGTTCCTCATGCGTCGCAACTACAAATGGTCACGCGCCCCGCATCACAAGCAGATAGCGGATGCCCTTATGAGGGTTTACCGGGGCGAGTGCAAGCGCCTAATCATCAATATTCCACCACGGTACAGCAAAACTGAGATTGCCGTGATCAACTTCATTGCTTGGACAATGGGCAGGCATCCCGACTCTGAATATATCCATGCCTCCTACTCTGCAATGCTGGCAGGCAATAACAGCTCACAAATCCGCACACTGGTGCAGCATGAGGATTACCGGGCGATATTCCCCGGCGTGGAGCTAGCAACCGAAGCGGCGCATCATTGGAAGACCACGGCGGGTGGCGTGATGTATGCCACGGGAACGGGTGGGACGATTACCGGATTCGGCGCGGGTAAGCAGCGGGATGGGTGGGGAGGGTGCATAGTAATCGACGATGCGCACAAAGCCGATGAAGCCCGGTCTGAGGTTATGCGCCAGAACGTCATCGACTGGTTTCAGAACACGCTGGAAAGCCGCAAGAACAGCCGGGAAACCCCAATCATCGTTATCATGCAACGTCTGCACGAGGGTGACTTGAGTGGGTGGCTGCTGAATGGCGGTAATGGTGAAAAATGGGAGCATTTGTGCCTGCCAGCTATCCAGCCCGACGGCTCTCCGTTATGGCCTGAAAAGCACAGCCTTGCTGAATTGCGCGTGATGGAGCAGGCAAGCCCCTATGTATTCGCAGGTCAATACATGCAGCGACCAGCCCCGTTAGATGGCGGCATATTCAAGCCGGGACAAATACAGGTTATAGATGCACTGCCAGCCGAGCGGATTACGTGGGTACGAGGCTGGGACTTTGCCGCGACATTGGACGGTGACTACACCGCAGGCGGGTTGCTGGGGCGATTGCCCGATGGTCGGTTTGTCATTGGTGATATGGTGCGACTAAGAGCGCTGGCGGATGAACGGGATAATGCGCTGGTCAACACATCTGCGATGGACGGCAAGTCGGTCAAGGTATCCATCCCTCAAGACCCCGGACAGGCTGGAAAGACGCAAATCCTGTACCTGTCGCGCAAGCTGGCAGGATACCGCATCCACACTAGCCCGGAAACGGGCGATAAAATCACCCGTGCTGAGCCATTCGCGGCTCAAATCAATGTGGGCAACGTACTAATGTTGCGCGGCGGCTGGAATTCAGCTCTAATTGACGAAATGCGAATGTTTCCCAATGGCAGCAATGACGATCAAATAGACGCGCTGTCACGGGCATTTTCCGAACTGATCACCCCTATTCGCCTGTCAGTTAGTCAGGCGGCAATAACCAAGGCGGCGGCAAAATGAGCCTGAAAAAAGCAGCAGCGAAAGCGCAGATGATGGACAGCCCACAAAAGCACTACGATTACCCGATTACGCCCCCACGGCTGTTGCGCGGCGTTGCCCCATCATCCGCCCCCGTAATGGCGATGGATTCGCCAGCGTATACCGAGTTCCAGTATTCGGGCGGGGGTTTCCCCGGCTTTCCTTATTTGGCGCAACTGGCTACCCGCGCCGAGTTCAGGGCGTTCGCGGCAGCACTGTCAACGGAATTGACGCGGGAATGGATAGAGCTGACATCCAGTCAGGATGATGACAGTGCAAGCGAAAAACTCAAGGCGATTGAGGCTGAATTCAAACGGCTGAACTTGCGCGGCGTTATTCAAAAGGCTGCTGAACATGATTGCCTGTTCGGTCGTGGTCAAATCTATCTTGACATCGTGGGTGCTGACCCGAAAACACCGCTTATCCTGTCAAACAAAACCATACCCGAAAAGTCGCTGACTGCCATCAAAACGATTGAGGCGATTTGGACAACCCCGGCGGCATACAACAGCAATGACCCGACCGCGCCAGACTTCTACGCGCCTACAGGCTGGTACGTGTTGGGCAAAGAGGTTCACGCCTCCCGACTGATGACCATCGTCACGCGCCCATTACCCGACATCCTCAAACCAGCGTTTAATTTCGCCGGAATGTCACTGTCACAATTGGCTGAACCGTATGTAGACAACTGGTTGCGCACGCGGCAAAGCGTTTCAGACCTGATAAGCAACTTTTCCATTACGGCACTTGCCACGGCAATGGATCAGGTTTTACAGGGTGATGACGACGGGCAAGACCTGATTAACCGAGCCACCTTGTTCACGACTCTGCGCAGCAACAAGGGGCTGATGCTTCTGGACAAAGAGCGTGAGGAGCTTGTGCAGATCAACACCCCATTGTCTGGCTTGCATGAACTGCAATCTCAAGCACAAGAGCAGATGTGCAGCGTGTCGCGCCTTCCCGCTATCATCCTGACGGGTATCAGCCCCAGCGGGTTGAATGCCAGCAGCGAGGGCGAGGTACGGGCGTTTTACGATTGGATAGCTGCACAACAAGAAAGCAATTGGCGGAAACCGATTGAAACCGTGTTGTCGCTGGTGCAACTGTCTCTATTTGGCGAGATTGACCCAGATATTGGCTTTAACTTTTTGCCACTTTACCAAATGAGCGCGGCGGAACTGGCGGGGATTCGGGCGCAGGATGCCAACACAGCAGCCACTTACATAGACCGAGGCGTGCTTGACCCACAAGAAGAGCGTGAGCGTTTGGCGCGTAGCAAGGATAGCGGGTATCACGGGCTAGATGTTGATGCGATGCCGGAGATAGCAGATGCCGAAGAAGCCTAAAACTGCCCGTGCTGTCTCTGCCAACCGTGGGCTAGAAGCCAAGTACCGTAAAGCGTTGGTGAAGTTGGTCGATGAAATGCAGTCATCCCTTGAGTATTGGTTGACGGCTGCCTACCGAGAAGCACCGCCGATCATGGCGCAAGATGCCAGCCCCGTGAACTACGTAAATAATCTGATGCGCGGCTTAGCGTTGCGCTGGCAAAGACGTTTCGATGTTTACGCGGACAAATTGGCGGATTATTACGTCAACGGCATGTTCCGCAGTTCCGACCGTGCGTTACGGCAATCGCTCAAAGATGCAGGTTGGGCAGTTGACTTTGAGATGACGCAAGAAATGCGGGATGCTCTAAACGCCACGATTGCGGAAAACGTCGGGCTGATACGCTCCATCCCGCAACAGTATCTACAGCAAGTCGAGGGCGTGGTGATGCGCTCATACACGCAGGGGCGTGATTTGGAAACGATGGTTAAAGACCTGAAAGCCTTGTATCCGAATGCAAGCCATCGGGCGGAACTTATCGCCCGTGACCAAAGCAACAAAGCCAACGCTACCGTGCAGCGCACGCGGCAAATGGAACTTGGCATAACTGAGGCAATTTGGATGCACTCTCACGCAGGGAAAAAGCCACGACCCGACCACGTAGCCGCAAATGGTAAAAAGTACCGCATTGCCGAAGGCTGTTTGATTTCAGGGGAATATATTCAGCCGGGCTACGAAATAAATTGCAGGTGTACAAGCCGTCCGGTATTGCCGTTTTAAGGGCATTAAAAAACCCGCCGATAGACTCGAAGCGGGTTTGGGGATTGTGCTGTTTCCTCAAGGGGGCTAATATTGAGGTTCTGACAAACAACCCGGTAACAATACCATGACTACGCAATCTATTCAACTTGTCCAGACTAACGGGCAGCAAGCATTTACTACCTCACTGATTGTTGCGGAAGGCTGCGATAACAAATCTCATGAATCCACCATTAAGCTGATTCGCAAGCACCAAGCTATGTTCGAGAAACTTGCCCCACTCAGATTTGAAATCCAGAAGGGTTCTTCATTGCCTCAAGGTGGTTTTGCAAAAAGCACTGAGTACGCAATCCTAAACGAAGACCAAGCAACATTCTTGGTAACACTGTTCCGCAACACTCCTACGGTTTTGGAATTCAAACTAAACCTTGTCCAGCAGTTCCGCAAAGCCCTTGACTACATTGCTGAAAACTTCAAAGACCCGCCCCGCACCGGAATGCTGCAAGACAAGCGTGCATCAATGTGGGATATGACCGATGCTTTAAAAGAGATTCGCGCAGAAGCTGGTAAGGATACCAAGTCATTCCACTACGCCACCGAGAACAAGCTGCTGAATTGGTGTGTGCGAGGTGAATTTAAGCCGTTGGATGAATCAAGCCTGAGCAATGAAGAGGTGGAAATGTTGCGCAAAGTAAGGATGAAGGATGCCGCATACATCCGCGCAGATATGGAATACGAAGAGCGCAAGGCAAAACTGAAAGCCTATGCTGATAGATTAAGGGTCATAAAGCTGATAGCCTGAAACAAAGCCCTCGGTTGGAGGGCTTTTTCAATTCTGTGATTGCCAACCCAATAAAAAACAACGATAATGACGAAATGAAAACCATTCTTGCATTCGATCGCTCCTCCCGCACCGTTGACGCTGACGGTCGTTTGCATGTGGATAAATCGCACATCAGCAAAGCCGCGATAAACCCTTACTACGGGCGCGAAATCCCGCAATGGGACGAACTTGGTTTGCAGCCAAAGACCATTTATAAGCTCTATCGTGACCCGGCAGAGCTGGCAAAAGCCGCCCCAACCTTTGCCCGTTTGCCAATCCTCAAAGAACACATCCCAGTCACTGTTGATTCACCACGTCCTGATTTGGTTATCGGCGCTATCGGCTCTAACGTCGAGTTTAACTCCCCTTATCTGGATGCCGATCTGGTGTTCTGGGATGCCACCGCCATCGCCGGAATCGAGACAGGCACGGTGCGAGAGTTATCATGCTCCTATCGCTACGTTGCTGACATGACACCGGGCAATGTGAGCGGCGAACCCTACGATGGACGGATGACCGAAATCATGGGCAATCACTTGGCACTTGTTGAAGTCGGGCGTGCTGGTGCTGATGTGTATGTATCCGACTCCAACCCATTTACGGAAACCACTGAAATGAAACGAAAATCTACTATCAAGGCGGCGGTGCTGGCAAAAGATGCTACGCTGTCAGCCGAACAGCTCGACAACGTGATTGATGCCCTGATTGGTGTCGAAGATGAACCAGAAGAAAAGCCTGAAGCCCTGCCACCTGCTGTGGATGAATCCCCTGCGGAAAAGGTCAAAAGCATGTTGTCGGGTAAGGTGGATGATGCCACCATTTCCGCCATCTGCGACCTGATTGCACCGCCAGCAGCCAACGACAAAGACCCAAAAGATGACGAAGACAAGGTGAGCAAGGAAGACGTTAAATCGGCAATGGATGCGATGCGCCAAGAATTCCGTGATGCGACCGAAGCACGCGCCGCTGTGCGCCCTGTCGTGGGTGATGTGATTGCGATGGATTCAGCGGCGGAAATCTACGGCTTCGCGCTCGACCACTTGAAAGTCGATCACAAAGGCGTTACCGGGCTGCCAGCACTAAAGGCATTGCTTAAGGTTGCCACGGGCAAAGCACAAGCCGCGCCCATCGTTGCCCATGATTCAGCGGGCGCGGTTTCCAAATTCCCCGGCATTGCCCGGTTTAAGACAGTTTAAGGAGGGCAGGTTATGCCATTTCAAAAGAGCACGAATACGTACCCAGCCCCGGCGAATGCGGGTGATTTTGCCAGTAGCAACCCGCGTGCAAGCGTCGTAAGCCCCGAGGGTGGTTTTGTTGCTGCAACGGGCGGCGTGACGGTCGGTCGATTTGCGTGGGCAACAGGCACAACCGTTGCAAACACAGGCACTGGCGCACCAACTGGGTTCATTCACCGTGAGCAGCAAGCCAGCATCACCACGTATCTAGCAGAGTCGGGCAATGCCGTGCTGCAAGGTCAGCCCGTCACACTGATGCGCGACGGCGATTACTGGTTTACTGCCAACACTAACGCGGCTGTGGTCGGGCAAAAGGTATTCGTCAAGTTGGCGGACGGTACGACCCAAACAGGCGCGGCTGGCGCTACTATTTCCGGTTTCGTCGAAACCGCCTTTGTCGTATCGCAAGCGTGCCTGACGGGTGAACTTGCTGTAATGAGCCTGTAAGGAGTAACTCATGAATCCAACATTACAAGCCATCGCCGAAGCGGTAGGCATTCACTTCATGGGCGTTCGCGCTCAATTGCAGCCGGATAATGTCCGCTTGCGCATGGCACATGACGGCGGGTTTGCGTGTGATGCGCAGCCGACCATGATTACGTCAAGCAACAGCGGCATTCCGGCGTTCCTGTCTACCTTCGTTGACCCCAAGCTGATCGAAGTTCTGGTCAGCCCCATGAAAGCGGTCGAGATCGTTGGGCAGGAAGTTAAAAAGGGCGATTGGACAACCGAAACCGTCATGTTCAGCATGATCGAATCGACCGGGCAAACCGCGGCTTACGGCGACTACAACGAAACCGGAAGCACGGGCGTTAATGCCAACTTCCCACAGCGTCAGTCTTTCCACTACCAGACTGTGACCCAATGGGGTGAGCGTGAGCTTGAGCGCGCAGGTCTGGCTAAGATCGACTTCGCCAACCGACTGAACATCGCCAGCGCACTGACTCTGAACAAGTTTCAGAACAAGGCGTACTTCAACGGCGTGGCTGGTTTGCAGAACTACGGCTTGCTGAATGACCCGCAACTGAACGCGGCAATTGTGCCAACCACCAAAGCCGCCACTGGCACAAGCTGGACGGTTGCCACGGCACTGGAAATCCTCGCAGACATCCAAAAGCTGTTTAAGCAGTTGCAAACCCAAAGCGGCGGCTTGATCGAGCTTGATACCAAGATGACCTTGGCTATGTCGCCATCATCCGAAGTGTACCTGACTAATACGACCACCTATAACGTGTCTGTGGCGGATATTCTCAAGAAGAATTTCCCCGGCATGACCGTCAAAACCGCACCCGACTACAGCACGGGCAGTGGTGAGTTGTTACAGTTGATCGTGGACGAGTACGAAGGTCAACGCACTGCTGAATGTGCGTTTACCGAAAAGATGCGCGCGCATCCTGTTGTGATTGGCTCTTCCAGCTTCCGCCAGAAAAAATCTCAGGGCGTTTGGGGAACGATCATCTACCGTCCTATGTTTATTGCTCAAATGCTGGGGGTGTAAAGTGGCTGCTATCCATTGCAAACTGCCAAACGGCATCCGGTTGGAGCTTGGCGAAAAGTCCGTAACCCTGAATGGCGTTAACAAAGCGTCAATCATTGGCGCTGATTACGGCACAACCGAAGTTGATGATAGCTTTTGGTCGGAGTGGCTGAAGGCTAATAAAGACTTCGCGCCGCTCAAGTCTGGCGCTATTTTTGCCGCCAAAGCAGCGGACGCAAAAGCCAAGTCGGATGATCAGCCGAAAACAGGGCTAGAGCCAATTGACCCGGCAGCGTCTAGCGTCACCCCCGCAACGGCTGACTAATGGCTATCGTCGCGTTTGACCCGGCTGCATTCAAAATCCGTTACCCGGCATTTGCTGGCGTGGCGGATGCAATGTTGACAGCGTGTTTTAAGGACGCGGGGTTTTACCTGTCAAACAGTGACGGCAGCCCTGTGTCGGATGTTGATCGGCGTGAGCGGTTGTTGTGGATGGTAACGGCTCACCTCGCTTTCTTGGGAGGTGCATTGTCGGCGGATGGGTTGCCCCGTCCTGTCGGCATCATGACATCAGCCACAGAGGGCAGTGTGTCAATTGGCATGACAGCACCTACCGCCACGCCCGGCAGCGGCGAATGGTTCAAGCAGACCCAGTGGGGAGCACAATTTTGGCAGGCGACTACGGCATTGCGGGGTTTCCGATGGGTGCGTTAAGCGGTGGTGATAGGGTCATGAGACGCTTGGCGGAAATCGCTGAACAGATGGGCGGTGGGCGTGTGTCCGTCGGGTTTATGTCCGGTGCGACGTATCCAGATGGTACACCCGTTGCTGCTGTGGCTGCATCCAATGAGTACGGCATTCCCACCAAGCATCAGCCGCCACGTCCGTTTTTCCGCAACATGATTGCCAAAGAGTCGCCGACGTGGGGCGATAAACTGGCTCGTCTTGCTCCTATGGGTGGGCATACAGCCCTGTCCCTGATGGGTGAGGACATCGCAGGTGCGCTGAAACAGTCAATCAATGACCTGACCGACCCGCCACTTGCCTCCCGAACGATTGCCGAGAAGGGTTTTGCAAAGCCGTTGATCGACACGTCACACATGATTAACTCTGTAACCTATGTTGTGGAGGATGATTAATGGATTTGCGCGGCATAGCAAACGGCGCAATACAGCCCATTAACGGCAATATCCTTGTGACGTGGACGCGCCCCAATGGCACGTTTTTTACGGATGCGGCGGGACATCGGACTGCCAATGTAACCACATCAACGGTAGCGGCGCAGGTGCAAGCCCTGTCAGCAAATGACCTGCAACACATTGATGGACTCAATATTCAAGGAGTCAAGCATGCGGTGTACCTGTACGGTGATGTTCAGGGGATTGTCCGCTCTGACCAAAAAGGCGGCGACATCCTGACTTTTGATGGGCATGACTGGCGCGTGGTGCAGGTGCTGGAAACATGGTCTAGCTGGTGCAAAGTAATAGTGGTGATGCAATGACACAAAACGATGTTCTAACGGCGTTACGCGCCTTCCTGCTGCTGATCGTTCCGGCTGGTACGCAGGTCATCGCTGCTCAAGATAACGGCGTGCCGATGCCGATTGACCCGTTTATCTCGATGAACCTAATCAGTGTCGAGCGGCTATCCACCAACCACACCGATTACCCCGGCACGGATGAGGCAACGGAAACCGCACCCAGTAAAATCACCGTGCAACTCGATTGTTATGGGGCTGATTCTGGCGACACCGCAGCCCGTATTATGACGATGTTCAGAACATGTTACGCGGCTGATAATTTCGGCGACCCGTGCCAGCCGCTCTATGCTGATGACCCGGTGCAAATCCCGCTTATCAACGGTGAGGAAACCTATGAGCAGCGCTGGAAATTACAAGCCGTGATGCAGTACAACCCAACATACACACACCCGCAACAGTACGCTGATGCGCTCACTATCAATTTGGAGAACCTTAAATGAGTATCCCTATTTCTTCTATTGTCCGCATCAACCCCGGCGTACTGTCGGCGGCGGGTAGCGCGGTTGATCTTAACGGACTAATCCTGACGCAAGACAACGCAGTGCCGATGGGCGAGGTCAAATCCTTCGTGTCGGCTGCTGACGTTGGTGAGTTTTTCGGTCTGACCAGCACCGAATACGGCATGGCTCAAACCTACTTTGCCGGGTTCGTCAATGGCACAAAAACACCGGGCTTGCTGTATTTCGCGCAGTTTAACCCGGCTGCTGAGGCTGGATACATGCGCGGCGCAAACCTTGGCACGATGACGTTAACGCAGCTCAAGGCGTTATCGGGCGTGCTTACTGTCAGTGTCGACGGCGTGGTTAAAACGTCAAGCGCAATCACTTTGACAGCAGCTACCAGCTTTAGTAATGCAGCGACGATCATTCAAGCTGCATTCACTTCGCTGGGTGGTACGGTCACTTACGACCAGCAACGCAACGCCTTCAAATTTACCAGCTCAACCACTGGCGCAACATCTACCGTATCGTTTGCCACAGGCACGCTATCGGCAGGCTTGATGCTGACAGCGGCAACGGGGGCGGTAACGTCAGCAGGTGCAACAATTGCAACACCAGCAACGTTTATGCCGGGCATTATCGCCACAACACAAAAATGGGCATTGTTCACGACGACGTGGGAATCACTCCTTGCCGAAAAACAGGCGTTTAGCGACTGGACGGCAAGTGTTGCGCCTCGCTTTGGTTATGTCGGCATGGACTCGGATGTTAACGCGCTGACATTGGGCAGTACCGTTACATGGGGCTATTACCTGCAATCGGGCAATGTGTCAGGCTCTATCCCTGTATTCGGGGATGCAACCGCCACGGCGTTTGTATTGGGCTTTGCCGCATCCCTTGATTTCAACCGCTTGAATGGTCGGGCAACAGCAGCGTTTAAGCAGGGTAGCAACGTCACGCAAACCGTTGTGACGCAAGCGGCGGCTGATGCACTCAAGGGCAACGGGTACAACTACTATGGCAATTACGCCACGGCAAACGACCAGTTCGTGTTTTTCTATCCGGGCAGCGTGGCAGGCATCTGGAAGTGGCTGGACTCGTATCTCAATCAGATCTGGTTAAATGCTAACCTGCAATACTCGATCATCAATCTGATGGTGGGTGTGACATCCATCCCTTACAACGCGGATGGCTACGCGCTGATTTATGCAGCCTGCCAAGACCCCATAGAAGCGGCGGTTAACTTCGGCGCAATCCGTCGGGGCGTGGTGTTGTCGCAAAGCCAAAAGGCGCAAATGCAGTCAGTGTTAGGCGTGGATGTGTCGGCGGTAATGGCAGAAAAGGGCTGGTATCTGCAAATTCAACCCGCAACCGCAGCTATCCGGGCAGCGCGATCAAGCCCCGTGATGACGCTGTACTATATGGATGGCGGTTCTATCCAGTCCGTAACCCTTGCAAGCATTGAGGTGCAATAATGGCAACAATTACCAGTGCTAACAGCACGTTAGCCATCTCGATTACCGGATTGTTCCAGTCGCCACAGAACATCAAGGGCTATGCCGCTGATGACGCTTTTACGGCTGAGGCACTCGAAATGGCGGAGGTCGTCATGGGTGTTGATGGGCATCTGTCAGCGGGTTTTGTGTTTAGCCCGGTCAAACAAACGATTACCCTCATGCCTGATAGCCCATCCATTCCGTTTTTTGATACATGGGCAAGTGCGGAAAAAGCGGTGAAGGAAAAGTACGCGGCAAATGCAACCGCCCTACTTCCAGCCGTCGGCAAAAAGTACACCCTCACCAATGGCTACCTGACCACAGCCCCCGCCATGCCGTCCGTTAAAAAGACGCTGCAACCGCAGGTGTACGTGATTACATGGGAGCGCGTAACAGGTGAGGCGGCATAATGGCTAGACGTACCGAGACATTTACCGCTACTGACGGGCGTGACAAAGGCAAGGCGTTTTTAATCACGGAAATGTCAGCCTATGCCGCTGAACGCTGGGCAATCCGTGCCGTGTTTGCAATGGGTAAAGCTGGCGTGGAAATCCCCGAAACATCGGGCGGCATGGCATCCATTGCGGGGAATATCCTTGCCGCGGTGCTGCACATGCAGTTCGAGGATGCCGAGCCACTGCTCAATGACATGCTAGGATGCGTGCAAGTAGTACCAGATGCGAAAAATCCAACACTGACCCGCGCATTGTTTGAGGACGACATTGAAGAAGTGCCGACGCTTATCAAGCTACGCCGTCATGTTTTTGAGCTGCACACCCTTTTTTTGACAGCCGACAGTCAATAGATTTCGGGGTTCATGTGCCGCATCAGGTGCGGGGATTGGTCGAATACACCAATCTTCCCCGCACCATTGGGACAATCGTTTCGAGCAGACTTGCGACATTGCACGAACTCCAAACGGTTTATGGTCTGGTGGATTTGTGGGACATGCTGGAGATAAACGCTGTGGACGCACACAATCAAAACAGGATGAGCGAATATGCCAACAGTCATTGACAGCCTGCTGATAACCCTTGGTTACGACACGTCGGGATTGCGTCGGGGTCAGGCTGATGCAGGGCAGTCGCTCGATAATCTCGACAAAGCCAGCGACAAGCACGCCAAAGCGCAAGCAGCGCGATCTAAGGCAATGGCGGACGGCTTCAACAAGGTCAAAAACGAAATCGTCAGCATGGTTGCCGTGCTGGTCGGGGCGAACTCGATCAAGGGTTTTGTGGCTGACACGGTATCAGCGCAAGCGGCGCTCGGCAGGATGGCGCTTAACCTCGGCACGTCAGGGCGAGAGCTGGACGCATGGGGTGCTGCGGTCGAATCGGTTGGTGGGAAGAAATCCGATTTCCAAGCATCCGCGCAGGCTATCGCAGGCACGCTTGAAGAGATCAAAGCGACAGGCAACGCGCCCCCGGCATTTATGGGCGCAATGAATGCGCTCAATGTCAGTATGCTGGATGCCAAGGGCAACATGCGTGATGTATCCGACATCATGGGGCAAATCAATAAGGGCTTGCAAAACCGAAACCTGACCGAACAAGACAAGATGTATCTCGCCAACGCCTTAGGGCTGGATGCAGGGACGTTTAACTTGTTACGCCAATCACCCGAAAAAGTGCAGGCGCTTGTCGATAAAATGCGCAACTTGTCCGGCGTGTCCGAGGATGGCGCGAAAGTCACGGAACGGATGCAGGAAAAGTGGTCGGTGTTTAAGCAGTCGATTGACGGTCTGATGACGGGCGCGTTTATCCGTGTCGCACCTGAGATTGAGAAGATCATGGACTCATCGGAGCGGCTGGCGGATTCGTGGATTGGAAAATTAGTGCCAGTTATTAAAGATGGTGCGGAATGGCTTGGAAAGTTGGCTGATAAATTAACGGCAGTCAGCGAAGCAACAGGCGCTGAATCTCCTATCGACACTCGTGGTCAAGGGCTTTTTGATGACCCGCTGACCGTTGGGGAACGAGCTAGTAACGCTTGGTTGGGAATCAAGCAATACTTCGGTTATGCTAAGGATGAAAAGCCTATCGCGCCCCCGCCATTTGTTCCGACTCCGGCAGAATCGGCAGCGCCGCTAGGTAGCAAATCAACTTGGGGCGATACACAAGGGCAAAAGAGAGAACCGCGCAACGCTCGCAACAATAACCCCGGCAATATCGAGTATGGAAAGTATGCAAAAAGCATGGGGGCAACGGGCACTGATGGGCGGTTTGCTATTTTTCCGAGCATGGAAGCCGGGTTCGCGGCGTTGCGTGGGCTGTTGAGCAGATACGCGGACAAGGGCACGGATAACGTGTATGACGCTATCGCCAAATGGGCACCGCCAAGCGAAAACGATACTGGAAAATATGCTGCTACCGTGGCGGGTAAAATCGGCGTTGGGGTTAGGCAGAAGGTGAGCCTGAAAGACCAGAAGGTCGCCTTTGAAATGTCCAAAGCTATTGCTAAATTTGAAGGATTGCCTGAACGATATATGGGCGCAGCGGCTGTGGCTGGGGCAACTGGCAACACATCCAGCGTATCCACCAACATCCAAAACATGACGATCAACACGCAAGCGACAACCGCAGACGTGATGTTCAAGGACATGAAGACGGCGCTACAGCGGCAAGCAGCCGTCTACTCACACGCAGCGGGGGCACAATAATGTCACTGATACCATTTCCCAACGTGCCAAAAGTGCCGGGCGTGCCGAACGTTCCGCGCTCAGTAACCAATGCCGTGACGGGGATTTATCGGGCATTGGGCGGCGACTTGTTCGGGCTGATGGATTTATTCAGCCCGTCGAAGTGGCAGATTCTCACGGCTGGCGGACAGCCTGCTTTAACCCCTGATTCTGTGATGGGGTTGGAATACAAAGGCGAAGCCAAGATAGCTACACACCCCGTCGAAAACGGCAGTTTTGCGGCTTACAACAAAGTCGCTATTCCGTCCGACCTGCATATCGTTATGACCTGCGGTGGTATGGGGCAAATGACACGGGCGGGTTTTCTGATTGCGCTCGAAGCCATGAAAAATAGTCTGTTGCTGTATTCGGTCGTGACACCTGACGCGACTTACCCTAGAATGAATCTCATTAACTACAGCTATCGGCGAACGGCAAAAAACGGGGTGAGTATGTTGACAGTTGAGGCAAGTTTCCAAGAGGTGCGTGAATCCGCCGTGATTGGCTACTACTCCACCAAAACACCAGCAGCACAGGACAAGCAAGGCATCGGCACGGTGCAGGCTACAGAGGTAAATATTAAATGATTACCGTTATCATTATTGTGCTGGCAGTTGTTTTTTACTTCAATTGGCAGTATTACCCGTGAAAAATATCCCCCTGTTGCCCATCGCTTCACAAGACCTTTATGTCTCGCTAGACCAGCAGTCGTGTGAAATATCCGTTTATCAAAAAAGCACGGGTGTTTTCCTTGATTTGACCGTGGACGGCGTGGCGGCGGCAACTGGCATCCTTTGCCGTGACCGTGTGCGCATAATCCGTTACGGCGGTCTGTCGGGTGATTTGATGTTTGCCGATACGCAAGGGGCAAGCGACCCGCAACACACGGGGATGGGTAGTCGTTGGCTGCTGGTCTATCTGTTGCCCGGTGAGGTGTCGCAATGGCTCTAATCGAGCGGGAAATCCGCGTTGTGTTGGCACTAGCATCTGGCGGGAAGAATTCCATACTCTCGCTGTCAGGTCATCGGGTTGAAGCCATCGTCGATAATCCGGGCGGATTGCACGCAATGGACACGCTGAACCTACGCATTTTCGGCATGAAATTGGCAGATATGAATAACTTCGCTACCAATACCCTGCAAGCCCTTAGTATCCGTGGCGACTCCGTAACCGTGTTGGCTGGCAATGTCGGAGGCGCAATCTGGCAGGTTTTCGAGGGGACAATCATAAAAGCCTACACAGATTTTTCAGCGTCCCCTGATTCGAGCTTTAACATTTTTGCCCAATCCGGCTACCGCAACCGAGCGCAACCCATCGCCCCAGCGTCCTATTCCGGCTCTGTGCCTGTGGCGGACGCTATCAAGGCTATCACTGAGGGCATGGGCTATACGTTTGTGAACAATGGTGTGACGGCTAGGCTATCCAATCAATACGCACCCGGTAGTGCTATGCAGCAAATACAACGGCTAGCGCAGGCAGCAGGCGTGGCGTACAGCGTGAGCAACAAAACAGTGAGTATCTGGTCTAACGGCGCGGCGCGTAACGATACGCCCATCATCCTGAGCGCGGATACTGGCATGATCGGATACCCGGCATTTACCCCGGCAGGCATTGAAGTAAAAGCAGAGTTTGACGTTAACCTAGCTTACGGCGCTTTGGTAGATTTGCGCTCCATCGTCGGCAATGCTACTGGAAAATGGTTTTGTTTGGCTGCGCGTCATGAGTTGGCGGCGCAACTGCCCGGTGGAATGTGGCAGTCATCGCTAAAACTTAACAGGTCACTTTATGCCCCAAGAGCTTAACACCAACCTCACACCCTCGGACTTGACCAGCCCACAGAATGAGGCGCAATTCATCATTCGGTCACTGTTGGGCGATGTGCGAACATCCATGCCCGTCAAAGTAACCAAGGTAACAAACGCAGGCGACGCGGCGGCAATTGGGCGCGTGGACATCATGCCGTTAGTGGGTCAGCTTGACGGTGACGGGCAGCTTATCCCGCATGGCACTATTTACGACGTGCCATACCTGCGGCTGCAAGGCGGTGGCAATGCGATCATCATTGACCCGGTGGTGGGTGATATTGGCATTGCCCTGTTTTGTGATCGGGACATATCGGCGGTCAAGGCATCCAAAGATTCGGCGCAGCCCGGTAGCTTGCGCAAGCACGATATGAGTGATGCGGTATACTTGGGGGCTATACTCTCAAGCGCCCCAACTCAGTATATCCGGTTTAGCGCCAGTGGTATTGAGATAGTAGCGCCTACGGTAACTATCCCCAATACACTGATAGTGGGCGGCAAAAACGTTAACACCCACACCCACGGCGGCATTAGATCGGGAACGGAAACTT